AGGAAGAAGTACAGATTTTATTTCACCTAGTTTTGGTCACGGGTGTCTTTATAACTGTAGTTACTGTTATATGAAAAGACACAAACCGGAAGGATTATCTATAGCAACAAATACTATGGATATCCTGACAGAGATTAATTCACATGTTTGGTTTGCTGATGTAGAAAAGCCTAATCAAACAGGAGAGTATATTACCTATGACATTTCTTGCAATGAAGACTTTGCTTTACATGCTAAATATCATAACTGGAAAACAATCTTTGAATTCTTTAGAGACCATCCACTTGCTATGGGTTCATTTGCTACTAAGTATGTAAATAAAGATTTACTACAGTTTAATCCACATGAAAAAATTAGAATAAGATTTAGTCTAATGCCTGAAGAGTATAGACAAGTTTTAGAACCTAATACAAATACTATTTATGAAAGATTAATAGCTGTAGAAAAATTTATAGACGCTGGTTATGAAGTTCATCTTAACTTTAGTCCAGTAATAGTTCATACAGATTGGTTAGACAAGTATAAAGAATTATTTGAGGTTGTGAGATACAATGCAAGAACTTATGCTTGGGATACAGATGCTGTCAAAGCTGAAGTAATATTTCTTACACATAACAAAGATAAACATGAGTATAATGAGAAGAATAAGATCATGGGTGAAGAGTTACTCTGGAGACCGGACATACAAGAAAATAAACTTTCCCAGTACGGAGGAGATAACATTAGGTATGCACAAGGACGTAAATCAAAATATATTAGCCAGTTTACAGAGTTACATGATAGCATCATCCCCTGGAATACTATTAGATATATATTTTAAAATGGAAACACAAGAACTTAAAAAATTATCTGCAGCAATAGCTGAAGAACATTACAATATTACAGATGGTACAGATGGTAATCTGAACTATTTATGGTATATGTACCACAAGGGTAGTAAAAAGGATGAATTCCGGCCCTTTGTATATATGGCTGAGTTAATGTTATTAAAGAAGTTTAATTATCTTTCAGACACTGAAATCAGAAACCTTATAGGTATGATGAAGTCAGATGATAGAGATAACCTTACTATGGTTACATTAACTATAGAGAACCTTAGAAATTTAAGAATCAAAGAACACGGAGTATTTTCTAAAGACAACAAAGCATATGATGAACTAAAACATACATATGCATTTGAAGTATTAAATCATACAGTGTTTTTACAAACAATGGTAGAAAAATGACAGAACAAGAAATAATTGAATTAGGCTTTGAAAAAGTAGATATACTGCATGATGAAAGTCAGAATGGATATGACTATTATTACTATCACAAGGAAGTTGTTCCAAATCTTGCTTTACATAGTACAGATAGTGATGATGTAAAAAATGATAATTGGCAACTCAAGTGCTTTGAGATACCGTCAATATTAATTAATACATCAAATGAATATTTTAGATTTGTCACATCTATTAATCCAGGAATGTAATAATAATGTATACCGGAAAATTTAAAAAGAAAAATGGTGAGTTAATCTTTAATAGTGAGCAAGACAAACTATTATATGATATTCTTTTGGATAAACTAAAAGATGGGCAAGTAGTAGAAATGTATATTGATCTTGTTGGAGTAGACCATAGCAAAGCACAACTTGCAAAAGTACATGTGTGTATTAGAGAAATAGCAAAAGAATCCGGATATACTTTTGATGAAGTAAAAGAAATAATTAAAGATGCATCAGGTTTAACTGGTAAATCATTTGCTGATTGTAGTAGAGATGACCTGATGCTTGCAATAGAATCTTGTGTCCAAATAGGAAGAGAGCAGTTTAATTTGAATCTGTAGATTCTTCATTATCTGCAGATTCTTCAGGACTTAACATTGCATTAGCTTGAATTTCTTTTTCTTCAACTAAGTTATTTAGTGATGCTTGTCTTTCAATTTCTGCAAGAAGCAATGTAACTGTGTAAAATGATTTTTCAGTAGGCTCTAAGTTAGCATACTCTTTATTCATTATGTTTTTTAGTGTTTCTTCAGCAACACCTTTTTCTTGAAGTGTTGTAAAAAGATCATACAAAACAGCTTTTACCATTACATAATATGCTTTATTGACTGGAACATGAATGATTGCATCATCTTTAATTTCTTTAACTTTAATGGTACTCATAGTATTAATTTTTATCAAATATAAGAAAAAATGAAAACAGAAAGTGAAATTGATGAGATTAAACAAAAATTGTTTGATAAACTTAAACCAAGTGGTTGGGATAGAATACTTAAATCTTTTATATTTAGTTCTGAGTTTACTGATATTCTAAACAATCTCTACACACTAAGTACAAGCGGTAAAAGATTTACTCCACCATTAAAACAAGTGTTTAGGGCATTTGAAGAATGTCCATATGACAAATTACAAGTAGTGATGATTGGTCAGGATCCATATCCACAGTTGGGAGTTGCTGATGGTATAGCTTTTAGCTGTAGTAACTCTGAGAAAGAGCAACCTTCTTTGAGATTTATTCTTGATGAAGCTCAGAAGATGTATCCTTTCTATGATAGACCTTTAGATTTAGCAAGATGGTCTAATCAAGGTGTACTAATGCTAAATACAGCTCTTACAGTAGAAATTGGTAAAATTGGTAGTCATTATGATATATGGAAACCATTTACTGCTTATTTATTAGATTTGTTAAACAATCATAATACAGGGCTAGTATATGTATACATGGGTAAAAAAGCTGAAGAATGGTCTGATCTTACTGGGGATAATAACCATAAGCTTACTGTTAAACATCCTGCTTCTGCTGCTTATAATGGCTCTAAATGGGATAGTAATGATATATTTACTAAGATACAGCATATAGTAAAAGAATCTAGTGGTAATACAATACATTGGTAAGATGATTGAAATATTTAACAAACTTGTAAAAGAGGGATTAACCCCAAATACTTTTTATGTATTATACTGCATAAAAGAAAAAATTGTAGTAGCTGATTTTGTAAATAAATCAATTGAATGTAAAAAATTACAAGCTGATGAGTGGTTGGATGAAAACTTGCAACTAACATCAAAAAGTATTATCTTTATTACTGAAATTGATGGCTATTTTAGAAAATCAAAGAAAAAGACAAGTACAGACTTACTTGGATCAAATTTTCTTGACAATATCAAAAATTATAATGAAATATTTCCTAATAAGAAACTAGCTAGTGGCAAGTATGCAAGAGTTAATCCAAAGACTCTTGAAAATGCTTTTAGATGGTTTTTTGAAGTTTATGATTATAGCTGGGAAGTTGTCTTGAAAGCTACTGAAAAATATGTTGATGAATTTAGCATTAGAAGATATGATTATATGAGAACTGCTCAGTATTTTATAAGAAAACAAAATACTGATAAAACATGGGATTCTGATTTGGCAACATATTGTGATTTAATTATTAATGGGGAAGATGAAAAAATAGAATATTTTAAAGAGAGGGTAGATTAATGAAAAACAAAATATTATTAATTGTATTTGCAATTATCGGAACAGTCTTTAGTTGGGTGATTACTGATAATTTTATTGTAGCAGTAAGTATAGGTCAATTTTTATTGATTGAGCTCATAATAACTGTTATGCATGAGCTATACAATTTTGCTAAAAAAGAAATGATAAATAAATCGTAATATGGCACAATTATTTAATGGTGCAGCACCTTTGATGCCTGTAAGTGAGAGAGATGCTCTCAAAAAAGCTATTTATAAAATAGAAGCAAGAAGAAAAGGACAATTAAAATCACTGAAAAGTGCTTGGCCAAAATTTAATGATGCCTTTTGTGATGGATTAGAATGGAGAACTATCACCGTTGTGGGTGCTAGACCTGGAGTTGGTAAGACTTTATTTATGGAACAGTTAATAGATGATATAATCAAATTTAACATGGACCATGAATTTAGAATTCTAAAATTCCAGTTTGAAATGCTTGATGAAACCAATGGTATCAGAAAGCTGAGTCTGAATACAGGATATGATTACAACTCATTAATGAGTAAAGCAGAGCCTTTAGATGATAAAATATTTAATAAATGTGTACAGTTGTATCATGGGACAAAGGAGAAAGATATAATCGATGTTATATATGATCCTTGTAC